TGTCCTTTTTGGGCAATTTCATGCTGGAGAACTCAATTGATGTGATAATATTGGTAGCAGGCGACGATTCTTTCATTAGTTGGGGAAGTCGTTGGATTTCTGTTTTTAAGTTCTTTTCACCTTACAGTGAGTCGGACTTTAGCATGTATGACCAAACACAGGGTGAAGGACCATCAAAAGTTTTTGATCCAATGTGGTTACGCGCGTTAAATGCTCCGGATGAATTTATAAGCTATTGTACTAAACACGTAGACGGAATTTACCATTTCGAGAAATCGGAATTGGAATTTCGTTTTAGTGCGGGTGTGCAAATGCCGACAGGATCCACGATGACAACCAACTTAAATAGTGTTCACACATTGGCGTTCTATTTGGGCCTTATTGAAAGCTGTCAAGAGTTCAGTAAACCTGAAGAGTACATCTCAATTTATGCAACTTGTCTCGGACTAGATGTCAAGACTAAAATCTTCAGTGATTTTGGTCAAGGCACTTTTCTTAAGGGCTGGTGGCAATTTACCGATGATATTTGGGGAAAAGACGTGGTTTGGTTACCCTTACCGAGTGCTTGTCTCAAATTAGGTAAAGTGTTGAGATCCCCGTCCGTCATATGCAAATCTTATACTACAGATCCAGTCATAGCGCTGCGTGTAATTTCTTATGCGTTGGCGACTTCACCTGGGAATGTACCGAGTAACTACCCTATCTTAGGTCCGTTTTGCAAAAAATTGATCGAACTTAGTCGTGGTGAAAGACATGAGGTTTTTGTGGATACTAAATTTGATCGCATCAAAGTCGACGTTAATTCGATCGACCGAGAGTCAGTGATCATTAATATGGAAGCGCGTTATGGGTTGACAGTCTCTGACATCGAGGAAATGGAAACATTAATCGATGAAATAGATAGTTTGCCTAGTTTTTTGATGCACCCTGGGTTCTATAATCTCCGTAAGGCAGATTATGAATAAGGGGTTCTAACAGGTAGCATAGTCCTCCTCGGACTGACCCCGTGGCGTGGTGTCCCTTTGCGAGCAAATCGGTCAAGGTTTTTTCTAAAATCTTTACATATCCTAATGAATCCAAGCGAAAATGGAGTATTATCTCAAATTGCGGCGGAAAACATGGTGCAGAAAATCACAGCGAAAGTTGGTTGTTCGAAAGACGGTCAAGACTGGTTAACTCAGGCTCTTGATCCATTTCCAGACATCCCGCGAAAGCCGTGTGGGGGTTACCCCGATGCTGTTACCGGACCTTCTGTTGTACAAAAGTTGAAATACGAAACTACGATTGTTGCGCCTTCTAACGTTGGTGCAAATAATTGGGATTGTCACGTCTTTTTTGACGGAGGTGACTGGAATTCAGCAATTAATACGTATCCTACAAATGCGCAATTAACTTCACTAATCGTGGCAGGTTCTGCTCCGTTGGTCTCTACAGGTGGCACCCCGGTGCAATCTGGAGGATTGATGGTAAGAGCTGGTCCGTCAAGTGCGGGTTCTTTGGCAGCATTGGATTATGTTGCTAATTTGCCTATTCCGGAAACTTTTGCCCGTAATGGCAGAGTACGAGTAATCGCGAAGGGTTTCGAGATTCATAATACAACGTCTGATCTTTATAAACAAGGGTCATGCACTGTATATAGAAGTCCCGTTACCTCGAAAGATGAAATCGTCCAGATTCAAGCTACTAACCTGGCTACAGCGTCTAGATGTACTCAAAAAGCGTTGGTTAATGTAAATAC